TCACCATAAGTATCACCTACTTTAGAATAGAGTAAGCTATATGTAGATCTTGATACGGCTGAACCATCACAATGTAACCATCCTGTTGGAACGCTGTCCATTGCGAAAGGTGCTACCATACCAATAACTGTGTCTACTGATGGAACTCCAATAGCAACAGGCATTTTAGCTTCAGTCCAGTCTCCTATTTGTGTACTACTAGTTACAATCTCATATGTACTTCCTACTGGAATTATATAAAATATAATCCTCTTATCAGTTTGTGCAGCATTTGCAGCGGTGTATGGTCCTTTTGCAACTGTTGTAGCTAGAACTCCATCAACGTGTAGTTCAGCTAATCTGTACCCTGTATCAGAAGCACTCTCAATTGATACATTTATATATAAAGGAACATCATTGTCATTTGTATATACAATATTTTTTTCTCTTTCAGCTTTAACATTTTTCCAAACTATATCTTCTGGAGTATAACCACCACCTGTTACTTCTGTCCAAGTAGCATCTTGTCTGCCATACTGTTTACCATCTACAGGAGCTTCAGGAATACCACCTGAACTTGGGGTTGCAGTAGACATAAATAACTTACCAGCACTGTTAGCAAACACATTTGCAGGATTTGAATTTGTTGTAGAAGATAAATCAGCAATTCTGAATTGACCATTACCATCACCAGTTTTATCTAATACTAGCTTTGTGCTACCATCTAAATACCAAGTGTGACCAGCCATTCCATTATATACAGTTGTATCATTTGCTGGACTATATCCTACACTTGCACCAGTATCAGGACTAGAACCTAAATTAACACCAGAAAATGTACCACTTCCGCTTACCTCTATTCTGCCATCATAAGTAGCTACTCCATCTGCTTCTGTCCATATACTATCGCCACTACCGCCAGCACTTGCTGGAAATGCTTGTAACGCTAATGTATCCCCCTCTAATACTGTTCCCTCACCTGTCTGAAACTCAAAAATAATATTAACATAATCGCCCAGATCATTAACAGTTGATACTTTATAACGACCATAATTAGGACTTTCTACTTGATTTAATACAAGAATGTCATCAGTATTAACGGCAGTAAATTGTCTTACATTACCTTGCTCATCTGTTTTAGATATAAATACTTGATTAGCATCAGCGTATGAATAAGTAAAAGCTGATAAGTTTTGCAGATATATATTACCTGTTTCAGGGTTTCTATTAGGACTTGATGGATAATCTGTTGTGTAGGATGAGCTAAAAAATATGCCCTCTTGTAATGTAGCAATATCAGCGGTATTAGTTGCTACCTTTCCTGATAGCGTTCCAATAGCTGTTGTATTGCTAGTAATATTTGTGTTTTGTGCATCTTGTGTAGCATCTACTTCAGTCTTTGTGTAGGTAGTAGCTTTGTCTGCTTTCTCAAACAGTTTTCCATCTACCTCAACACTACTGTAAGTTTCAGATTTAGTATAGGTATCTGATTTATTAGCTTTGTTATCTAATAATGTATTTGTCTCTGATTTAGTATATAAATTGTCAGCAAACACATCTCCATCAACAGTTAAGTTTCCATCAACATCAAGTATAACTGCTTTTTCAGCAGGATAAGTTTCAAAGACATCTTCTGTGCCTTTTAGGTCTATAAGACTTCCTGTGCTAGATGCAATTACGTTTCTTGTTATCTCACCATCTGTTTTAACACCATGACCTACTTCCCATGCGTTACCCTCTATTATGCAGTAATAAACAGTATTGCCATTAGTAATAGCATCCCAATTTTGATATCCTGCCCTATTAGAACCTACAATAATATTACCTGTCCCTACTGTGGAACAGGCAGTTCTTACTCTGTCTTTTAATTGTAATGCCATTATAATTTACCCTATGATAATGTTAATTTTAAGTTTGTTGGTGTTATTTGAAATTGGTCGCCAACAGTAATGTTTTTAGGTTCTACTAATTCTGCAAAATACATTAGATTGCCACCTACTTCAGCATCCATAATACCTACATGAGTTATTGTACCCCATACTGTTGTTGCGATTGCCCATTCCATTTCGTTCGTGTTTTGTGTAACACCATCTGTAGGTGCATCCATTGTAACTGGCAATCTAGTGTAAGTTACTCCTGTTACTTCAGTTCCTGTGTTATCTTTAGTTGGATCTGATGTATATAAAGCTACATATGCCTGAGCAGGTGTAGTGTAAGTTGTTTTTCTTGTTGTAGCATCTATGAGAGCATCAGCAAGATAGTTTGAAAAGTCCATTTTATTAAGTTCCTATTTTAAGTTGAGAGTTGTACTGCTAGTGGTTGAGCTGGGAAAGTTGATTGCTCGTCTGATTTTGTAATACTTGCTAATCCTGCCTTATACATACCATCCCATGTAGCTAGTCTAGGGTCATCCATTAAGAATGGGGCTGACTCTGCTAGTGAAGCATACAATAATAAGTCAGGGCAGACCTCAAGGTATTCGTTAGAGGGAACTGTATCTGACATTGGAGCAGGTATTTTATAGTAGGTCATGTTGCACGTTGTAGCACCAGTTGGTTGTGGAGCTAGTACAAAATTATCAGCAACTAGAGTGTAGTTAATTGGCTGCCCTTGTGCATTTGAACCACCATTTCTTCTGTAGAATTGTGATACTGTTTGAAATGTTAAGGGTATAATTGGGTTAGCCTCCAAGTGTATATCTTGTAATTCTAAGAAATCTGCTGGAGTTGGAACTTTAAATCCAGACGACATACTATATGTAGACTGTTGCAAAGTCTGTCTAAGCCTTAAATCTCTGTTAAGTCTTTTCTCTGCTAACGATATAAACATAGGTATCTGCTCAGTTAGATCTGTCCTAGCCAAGTAACTTGCTATATTGGTCTTTAAATTAGTGTATGAGGTAAATGCTGGCATGGCTTATAAGTTTCCTTTTTTAGTCCTGAAAAATAAATGCTCAGGGTCATTTAACCAAGCAAAAAAACGCTTTTGGTCTAGTACTTCAAATCCTTTCATTATTCCTTGTTTGTTTAAAGCATCCACTGCTGTAAATGGAATACTTGCTACTTTATTTCCCCATAAATTGTCTGACCACTTAGTGTCAGCATTGTTATATTCTTGTTTGTTTCTTTCTATTAAGTCAGTAACATCTTGTGACTGCTTAAAAGTTATTTCATCTTTGTCATTTAATCCTACCGATGTAGTCTTATTGTTATGGTCTTTAAATGATTTCATATTTTCCCTTAAAGGTAATGCCCTCCGAAGAGGGCAATAACTTGATTAAACGATTCCGTTAATCATTGCGTGAGCAGCTTCGTTTTTAACAACGAGTGTGTACTCAACATTCATCATATACTTCTCTGAATCACCAGTCTTAGCTAGTTTAGTCTTTTTGAACGGACGTAAATAAGCTACTGATGCCATGCTAGGGTCTAGGACTAGAGCTACGCCATCGTCTAAGAATCTATCAGGAACTACTGACAATGTACCAAAATCTGACATATAAATATCAGCAGTTGCTACGATTGTTGTAGGCTTGTTGCTTGGAGCTTGAAAACGCTGTTCAGCAATACCAGCAAACTTTGAAACTGCTTGTTTGTTTTTAGGTGAAACCAATAGCATTGATGGTTCTCCACCTGCTTGGTATGCTTCTAAAACAGCTTCGTTTAGTTGGTCTTCAGTAAATGCACCTGCAGCATCTACTACGTTAGTAGTTAGCCATTGTTGGATAGCTTTTAGAGTTCTAGCTGATCCTGTACCACCAGCACCACCTGCTTGGTCAGACAATAGGATAGATTCCATGTCTCGTTTTAGCTCTGATGATGCTTTAGCTAGTTGGTAAGCTGTTTCTGTAGTTCTACCAGCTTTATCTACAACGTCATCTGTTGTTGATACTTGAACAACTTTATCAGAAATCTGAGTCCAGTTTTGGTTCATAGTTGTAGAAGTTAGAGTTGGTGATACCGCATCTGCCCCTTCAACTTGTGCATTAGCTAAATCTACATCTGATAGTGAATCTGTTTGCCATTCATGGACAGTTGCTTTTGCCTTAGTTCTGCCAACTGTTGACATAAATGGTGTTGTTGTTGGTGAAATGTCGTAAATCGCATCTTGTAAATCTTCGCGAATACCGACTGTGTTGTATGTGTCTAATGTTGCCATTGTTAATGTTTCCTATAAAAAGTTTGTAAATACTGAGGTAGCATCGTCCAGACTGCCTGTACCTTTCAGTCGTTTTTTCTGTTTAGTGTAAGTATCTGTATTCGTAACCTTTTTAGTTTTACTTGCCATCTTAGGTGCGCTTTTAAGCTTTTTGTTAACACCCGGATTAGCTTTCTGCAATTTATCATATGCCATAGCCTTTTGTAATATCATTACATGACGATGATCATACACTTGCGATAACTCTTGGTCACTGAATCCTACACTTTTCCCAAATGTGCGAATATCACTCTTGATTTGTTCGGCTTTCTTTGGGTCAGAAAATTCCTTTACTTTTTCAGATAACATTAAAGCTTCATTGGCTACGACTTGATTTTGTTGCTGCAATCGGTAATGATGTTGTTCTTGAGCTACCTTTTGCTGTTCTTGCCGTATTGTATTAATCTTTTTGTTTGCTTCTGTTTGTTCCGCTACTGTGATAGCGTATTGTATTGGGTCATTTTCTTTTAATTCTTCTAAATTCTCACCTGGTTTTGCTTGACTAGTTAAGTATTGCTCTACCTGTGATAATTTTTGAGCATATGCCTCTCTTGTACGCATAGCATTTTGAATTTCTTGAGCGTGTGCTTCTACTTTCTTTCGCTCTTCTGCTAATGTTTGAGATTTCTGTGTGTAGTCTGTTGATTTTTGATAACCTGAAACTAACTCATCTAGGGTAACATCTTTCTCTTCACCACTAGCTTTAACTCTGTAAGTTTTACGTTCCTCAACTTCTACCTCTTCCGACTCATCGTCTTCATAAGTATCTTCTGGTTCATCTTCCGATTCCTCGTCTACTTCTTCTTCCAATGCTTCTTCATCAGTTTCCTCAACTGCTTCCGTTGCCACTTCTTCATTTTCTACCTCTGGTTTATCGTTTGATTCCTCGGCATCTAACATATCAGTGAAAACTTCCGTTGCGTCTTTTGGAGTTTCAACTGAGTTAGACTCTTGGTTGATTTGCTCGTCCATGTTTCTTCCTTATAATTTGCTATTTAACGATAGCTCGTTTTACCCTGTTTGGGTAATAAATATGTGTTTTGTAAGTTATTGATTTGTAAGGCTTTTATTTTGCCAAAAAT